ATATATGAAGGTGATTTTGTTGATAACCGCTGGCATGGTGTAGGTATACGATATAATTATGAAGGTAATAAGATATATGTAGGTAATTATGTTAATGAAAGAAGAGAAGGTAAAGGTATAGAATATGACGAAGGTAATAAGATATATGAAGGTGATTTTGTTGATAACCGCTGGCATGGTGTAGGTATAGAATATAATTATGAAGGTTATAAGACATACAGTGGTAATTATGTTAATGGAAAAAGAGAAGGTGAAGGTATACGATATAATTCAGAAGGTAATAAGACATACAGTGGTAATTATGTTAATGGAAAAAGAGAAGGTGTAGGTATAGAATATAATTATGAAGGTTATAAGACATACAGTGGTAATTATGTTAATGGAAAAAAACAAGGTGAAGGTATATATTATTACGAAGGTAATAAGATATATGAAGGTGATTTTGATGATGACCGCTTTCTTCATGGTGTAGGTATACGATATAATTTAGAAGGTAATAAGATATATGAAGGTGATTTTGATGATGACCGCTTTCATGGTGTAGGTATACGATATAATTTAGAAGGTAATAAGATATATGAAGGTGATTTTTTTAATGGAAAAAAACAAGGTAAAGGTATAAAATATAATTATGAAGGTAATAAGATATATGAAGGTGATTTTTTTAATGGAAAAAAACAAGGTAAAGGTATAGACTATTATGATAATGGTAATAAGATATATGAAGGTGATTTTGATGATAACCTCTGGCATGGTGAAGGAACATTATATGATGATAATGGTGTCATTGTGTATGAAGGTAATTTTGTTAATGGAGTTGAAGATTAATATAAAAAACAATTAACTGAAACTAAATATTCATATTACAATACTAAGTAAAGTAATATGATTATTCGATAAAATCATTAATTAAAGGTTCCAATTCAGTAAATGACTTTCTTTTAGTATGATCTAATACTATAGTATTAGTTAATATTATCTTATAAAATTTGTTAATTGTAACACATTTAATATGTTGTAAAATTAAATTAATTTTTCTATCAATACACGATTGTAAATCACTGCACTTTTTTAAACAAATACATTTTTTTTTAAAATTTTTAACTTTAATATTATATCCACGAGCAATACTATCGGCTAATAATATTCCAAAAGAATAACTATCAAACTTATTAAAAATTAGTTTATCATCTTCTATTTTTTCAGGAGGAACAAACCCATATGAACCTAAATATTCACTATAATAATTAATATCATTTGTCATATCTTCATAATCAATTAAAAAAATCCTACCTCTATTATTTATCATAATATTATTTGGACTAATATCTAAATGATTAAAACCTGAATTTTCTAAATCTAGTAGTATTTTAAATATCTTACAAAATATATTAAATTTATCATATTCAGTAATTGAGAGATTTATATTAAAATATTGATATAAAGTATTTCCATCGATATATTGGTATATAATAATTTTATCATCAGAATAATGTATTTTAGAAAAATAAGGCTTATCTAATTTGTTAAGAGTATTTTTAATAGTTAATTCATTATTTTTATTAAAAAACTTTTTTTTAATCAGATCTTTACCACATATTTTGTGAATGTATGCATTATTTCCAATTGTAATTAATTTACAATTTTGATATTCAGTATCGATTTCTTTTCCACAATCTTTACATGTCTTTACCATCTAACATAAATAAGATATTTAATTAATATTTTATTTAAAGTATAATTTAATTTGATTTTCTATTATTTAATGCATTTAATGCACTCTCAATATTATTAATTGCTTGTAATTTCATTTGACAATCTAATGATAAACTACTAAACCATTGATTGTATTGTTTCAAGTAGATGAAATAACGGTAAATTGTAAAACCAGATAATGGCAAGAAACCAATTAAAAGTAACCAAAACAATACTTTAAAGATTGTTTTAGAAGTACCTTTTATTTCTTTTCCGTTTTTGTCTTTAGATTTACCATATCCAATAGCAAAACTAATTATCATTCCGATAAATACAATTAGTGTAAATACTTGAGATAATACTGATTTTTGTTTTCCCATGGGTGTTAAAGTATTAAAACCAACTGCTTTACTACCACATTCAGTTATAAATTCTCTTTCGAAATAAGATGTTCCAAAATTCATATATATATAATTATAGATTTTAATTTAAAATATTAATTTAAACTTTATTTTCTGTTCTTAGTTCTTTTAAGATTTACTCGTTCTACATCTGGTCTAGAAGTAAGAATATGTTCTGTAAGTTCTTTAGCTTTTGTAGCATCACCTGTTATTTGAACAAGTGCAGCCAATATACCTGCTTTTTTTAAAGGTGCTTTAGTTTTAGACACATTTCTTCTTAATTTTCCATCAGCAATTTCAACAACTTTTTCATCAACACTTTCTAAAAATTTTAAGATAAATTCTTCATTATTTTTTTTTTCTTTATTAATTTCTTTAGTTTTTTTCCTAAGATTTCTAAGTTCATTGTCCAATGCTACCCATTTTAGAACCTTATCTTTAAATTCTTTGGTAACTTTTTGTTGATTATCATTTTCACTACTATTACTACTGCTCATATAGAATTAATTAGAAATTTTTCTTTAAAATAATTCATAAACATTTTTTATTTTCTAATTTTTTATTACAAATAACCCAATTAGTTACTAGATCAGCTATAATTTTAGGTAAAATAAATTGTAATTGTCTAGTAAGTGTTAATTCTAAATTTATAATCATATTAACCCATAATATCATATTAAACACGTGTTGCATGATAAGAGCTTTAGTTTTATTTTCTTTAATTTTAACTACTGCATTATTATAAAAGGTGTTTTTTTCCCAATCAGACAATATATTTGTAGCCCAACTGTTAACTAATTTATTAATAAAAGTAAATGCTATAATAAATAATACTTTATTCCACGAGTCAATAACAATACCCATAAAATTAACTGGTTTATCTTTAACTGGTCCAAAAGCTAAAAAATTACTACTAAAACCACCCATCATATAAATAGAAGATATGACGAAAATGGTCCATGTAGTTTGTGCAGTTAATGCAAATTTAGGAGAAAAATAATCCATATTAATATTGTTTATAATTTAATTTTTATTATAATTAATTATTTTTAAATATTATAATAAAATTAGCAAAGAGGTTTTAAGTTGTAATCTGCCTCATAAGTAGAGTTGTTCCATGGAGAAACAGTATATTTTGGGTTAGGAATGGTTCCACGAATATCGTAAGAAGGATTTTTAAGTGATTGTCCAACAGTGTTAACTCCAATGACGTAACGTTCAGTATTAATCATTTTATCACTTCCTGCTTTGTATTTAGCTTGTTGGAAATCAGTTTCAAACCACTCATCGTTTACTTCTTGAGGTAAGTAATCTTTGGAATTGTATTTATCAACCATATTTTTATTAAAGTTTACTTTATCAGGAGATGATTTTTTCCCAACAGGTTTTTGGAATGCCTCTTCTAAACCAGCACCATCTTCAGCCAAGTCATTAGCTCCAAAAGAATTAACACCTTTAGATTCTTCTTGCATTTCCATTTCAGAGTCTTCGATTTCTTCTGGAATCATTTCCATTTCTGAATCCTCAACAGGACCAGCACCCATTTCTTCTTGTTCAGCTGGCATCATTTCCATTTCTGAAACTTCTTCTGGTTCAATAATAGCTTCCTCTGATGATTCTTCAGATACGACAGCAACATCGTCAGAATCTTCAACAGCACCAGTGTTTTTAATAGTTACTGGTTGCATCAATTTATAAATAACAAAGCCTACTAAGACAAGTAAAAGAATTGTTGATAATTGATTTTCTTTCAACATGATATATTTAATTAGAGAAAAAAAAAACATAAGATGAAATTTTTTTAAAGATTTTTTGTTTATAATTTTATACTATTTTGTAAATTATATATATATAAAAATAATGGGAATTGATATAATTATTGAAATTCCAAAGAATTCTAGAATTAAATACGAAAAAGATGAGCTTACAGGTAAAATAAGATGTGATAGATATCTAAAAACTCCTTTTAACTACCCATATAATTATGGGTATATCCCAAATACATTAGCACCGGACAATGATCCTATTGATGTTTTTGTATTAATGGATGAACCCCTTTATCCAGGAACTATTATTTCTGTAACAATTTTAGGTGCGTTTGAAATGATAGATAATGGTGAGAGTGATGATAAAATGATTGCCATTCCAAGTGAAAAATTAAATTTTCCAGAAAAATATACTGTTATAGAAAATGGGAAAAAAGTAATTCAAAAAAAATTTTTAGATGAAATAAAATTTTTTTTAGAAAATTATAAAAAATTAGAAGAAAAGGAAGTTGTTATTAAAGGATATATGGATGCAGATGATGCTAACGCTTTAGTAACTAAGTATCAGTTAGATTAACTACCGAGTCTTCTGATGATAGGAATTCATAATCTTCATTGATAATAATTTTTTTACAATTATTATTATCATGATATATTTTTAATGAAGATTCTTTTTTTAATGACTGTAATCCTAAATAATCATTATTATTATTATATACAGGAACAGTAGACGAACCTTTAATAATATTTATTTTAAATTCTCCTTGACTAGTTTTTAAGATAATATTATTATCAGAAAAATTAATCTCTTCTAAGATACATTTAATATACATTAACAATAAATAAATAGATGGCTTTAAATTTATTTATTATTTATTATTTAAATTTATTTATTATTTAAATTTATTTATTATTTTATTCTATTTTTCTCCAACCAGTTATTTTAATATTTTTTCCACCTCCAGACATGTCAGGAAGCCATTTAATAACATTTCCATTAATATCCATTATATCTGTATCAGCACCATATTTAACTAATATAGAAGCAACATCTTGTCTTTCATTTTCAATAGCACTATGTAAAGGAGTTTTACCATTATTATCTTTTTTATTAATAATATCTTCAAGTTGTCCTTTTTTCATAGCAATATTTAAAAATTTATTAATTACTGGTAATTCAGAACCCCCTACCATACTATGTAAAATATTACAATTATTTTCATCGCTGTAATTAACATTAGGACACATTTTTAAAAATTTTAATAGGATAATATCACTCATATTATTATAATTTATATTTTATTTTTAAAATAAAGTTCATAAAAAGATTGAATAGTTTAATAAATATATATTACAATGCAAGTCGGTATTAAAAAATCATGGAAAAAAATGTTAGAAAGATATGGTGCTTTTAAACTAGCTGATTCTATCTACGACTCGACATCTACTATTTACCCACCTAAAGAAGATATTTTTAATTGTTTTAAACATTTTAGAATGAAAGAAACCAAAGTAGTATTATTAGGACAAGATCCTTATATTAGAAAGAACCAAGCTATTGGGATGGCTTTTGCTGTACCACCATCCGAGAAAATACCACCATCGTTAAAAAATATTTATAAAGAAATGGGAGAATCTGTTGATAATTTTACTATTCCTAATCATGGAGATATTAGCAGATGGAACCGTGAAGAAAATATCTTACTTTTAAATACAGCACTAACTGTAATAGAAGGAAGGAGTAATAGTCATAAAAAAGACTGGGAAGAAATTACTAATAGAATAATTAGTAAAATTTCTAAAAAATGTAATAAAGTTATTTTTATCCTTTTAGGGAATAATGCCAAGAAAAAAATTAAATTTATTGACTCTAGTAAACATAGTATAATTTCTGGAGTACATCCTTCACCTTTATCTGCAAAATATAATCTTAAAGGAACAACTAAAAGTTTTTTTGGCCACAATATATTTAATCGTGTGAATGAAGAATTAGAAAAAAATAATATTACACCTATACATTGGAAAGTATCTTAAAACTTTTCACATTTAAAATGACCCTTATTTTATCTTAAAGATTTTTAGTATATTTACCAAAAATATTACATAAAAAAATTGATTAAAAGACTTAAGTAATAAATACAATAATACTTAAACGATGGATAATTTTAGTAAATACTTAAATATGAACGATAATGATATCGATAATCTATTATTAGGTTTAGATATGACTGCTAAATCTAAGTCAAAAAAAAATAGTAAAAAATGTGAGCAATGTACATCTGAAAATCTTGTTTTTGATGAATTACAGGGTCATAATGTATGTAGCGATTGTGGTACTGTAAATATGACAATTCTTGATGATAAGCCTGAATATAATGAAAAAAATGCAACTTCAAGTTATGGATGTCCCAGTAATTATTTTTGCCCAGTGTCTGCTTTAGGTACAAAGATTAAATCTAGAGGATACAGTAGGATTAGTGCTATTCAAAGACAAGGTCAAGTTCCATATTGTGAAAAAGAATTACTTTCTACTATTAAAAATATCGAATCAAAATGTCAAAAATATCAAATTAAACAACCTATTATTGATACAGCTAAAACTCTCTATAAAAAAATTAGAGATTACAAACACACTAAAGGAAAAAGAAAAGGGAAAAATATGATTATGAGGTGTATTAATAGACGTTCCATGATTGCTGCCTGTGTTTTTATTGCCTGTAAACTTCAAAATGAACCAAGGTCACCTAAAGAAATAGCGGACCTTTATGATCTAGAAATTAAACACGTTAATCGTGGTTATAGAAAATTTTTAAACCTAGTATCTATTGATAGTTTCTATAACGATTTTAAGTCTAGTAAATCAACTGATTTTATTGAAAGATATAGTAATAAATTAGGACTAGATGTAAAATATATTGAAATTGCAAGAGATATTTCAAAAAACATTCATAAATTAGATATAGTATCTACCCATGAACCAAGTAGTGTAGCCGCAGGATGTCTATTATTAGTATCTAAAATTCATGGCTTATCTGAAATTAATAAGAAAAAAATTTCTGAAGTATTTCAAATATCAGATGTTACCATATCTAAAACATACCGAAGAATTTTTCATTATCATCAAATAATTACTAATAATATTTTAACTGACCTTATTCACGAAAAACAAAAAAAAGCACCTAAGAAAAAATTAAATGTTACAGAAGAAAATTTAGTCTTAACAGAAGAAGAAATAGAAATCGAAAATGAAAAAGCGGCAATTGATAAACAAAAAAATAAGAAAAAACGTGGAAGGAAAAAGAAATCTGAACAATTAGAATTAGAAATTTAATTGATTCTGAACAACTAGAATTAGAAATTTAATTAATTTATGAGAATAATCACAATAATATTAAAGTCACATAATGTTATTATTTTAGAACATCCAAAAAATTATTAGTGACTGGTTCAATGTCATCATCTTGTTTTCATGTACCTAACTTTGGTAAATGGATAATAATATACCATTTTTTTTATAATTATAAGTTTCTATATTAATAAAAAAATTGAAAATATTGAGTTTTAGTGATAATTATATGTCTAAAAACATACCTCAAGCATTTTTATGTTGTATTACACAACAATTGATAAATAATCCAGTAGTTGACCATGAAGGTAATACTTACGAAGAAGAAGCCATTATTGAATGGTTAAGTAAGAATCAAACTTCACCAATTACTAGATCACCTTTGACCGCATCTCAGCTCAAACCTAATCGGGCCTTGAAAGATGCGATAGAAGATTATAAGAGAGGTTACTCTGAAAAAAAAGTAACAGAAGAAAATAATCATAATTATGATATGAACCCAGTTGTAGCTAAATGTATATCTAGTGAAAATATTTTAATGTTAGAATTTAATAATCCTGTTGGCGTTGATAGACACGCAGTTGATATTGTTCTACTATTAGATGCATCTGGGTCTATGGATTCAGAAGCAACTGTAACAAATTCATCAGGTGAAAAAGAATCACATGGATTAACTCTATTAGATATCGTTAAACATGGAAGTAGAACAATAATTAATTGTCTAGGAAGTAGTGATAGAGTTTGTATTGTTAGTTACTCTGATAATGCAGTTGTAGACTATCCTCTTAATTACATGACAGAAGAAAACAAAAAAGAAGCTCTGGATAAACTAGAAAGTATTATTACTCGTGGATGTACTAACATTTGGGGTGGTCTAGAAGAAAGTATGAAAATCTTAGATTATAATAAGAGTACAAATCAACGATGTGTCTTTCTCTTAACTGATGGTCAACCTAATGTAGAGCCTCCAAGAGGTCATATTCCTATGTTACAACGTTTTATGGATAAACATCCAGAATGTTGTAATATTAATACCTATGGATTTGGTTATAGTGTAAATAGCAAATTACTAAATGACTTGGCTAAATATGGTAACGGTGGTTATTATATGATTCCTGATAGTGGGTTTCTTGGAACTATTTTTGAACATTCTCTTGCGAATCTAGTGACTAGCTTCACTAGTAATGTAAGTATTAAAGTTGAAAATTTGGAAGATAATAAACTAATATCTGCTAAAAATACATATATTACAGAAGAACATAGTTGGGGTAAAATTATTAATTTCGGTCCACTCCAATATGGTCAAACTAAAAATTTTATTCTTGAATTTGAAAAGCCTCTTTCTCATGAACAATTAGAAGTATTTGTTAATTTTAATGATTATCGAAATAATTCAATGTTCACTTGTAGTGTTAAGAATCAACTAAGTACTGACAATAGTATTAATGTTCATTATCTAAGAAGTAATATGTTGTCGACAGTAGAACAATGTATGGACCTATTAACAAATTATAGTGAAGATTCTAGTGTGGCAGCTAATACCATTTTAAATGGATATATTTCTACTATAAGAACCTTTGAAACAGTTTTTCCAAACACATACCTTTCAGATTTAATTAAAGATTTATCAGGTCAAACAACTCTAGCATTTTCAAACCAAGAATGGTATAATAGATGGGGATGTCATTACATTCGTTCTCTTACATTAGCTCATATGAATCAACAATGTAATAATTTTAAAGACCCAGGTGTTCAACATTTCGGAGGTTCATTATTTTCAAAAATTAGAGATCATGCTGATGATGTTTTCTGTAATCTTCCACCTCCTAAACCTACTGCTCGTGTGAGACCGTATAGTAGTACAGCTACTTCTAGTAATGCTCCTCTAAGAGTTACTACTATGAGACAATATAGTAATTCATCAACACCTTGTTTTCATGGTAATTGTGTTGTTAGAATGGCTGATGGTAAATTGAAAAAAGTTTCTATGATTAAAAAAGGAGATACTATAGCTACTTCATCTGGTAATGTAGGAACAATAAGATGTGTAGTAAAAACTATTATCCCTAAAGGTAAACTACCAATGGTCGGTTTTAATAGTGGTCTCTTAGTAACTGAATGGCATCCTATTAGAATAAATGGTATATGGTGTTTCCCAAAAACTGTAAGTGAAACAGAATTAGTTAAATGTGGTGCAATTTACAGTTTCTTACTAGAAAATGACGATGAACCTATTATGTTAATTAACAATATTGAATGTATCACACTAGCACACAAGTTAGATGGAGATATTGTTAGTCATCAATATTATGGTACACAAAAGATTGTAGAAGATTTGAAGAAAAAAGAAGGATGGGATGAAGGGATGGTAATCTTAGAAAATCAAATTTTTCAACGTGATAGTGATACTAACATGGTAATTGGAATCTAAATTTATTTTATTTAGTATAGTAATGATTAAAATTATTAATAAAATATATAATTTAAAAGGAATAATATTAACTATTGTTTTAATAACTCTGTCTATTTTATTTGAATATATAAAAAGAGTAGTTTTTAAACACTCAGGTATTAATGATATTAGTACTTATAGTAATATGGGTCATATTTCGATCAAAAATAATTTTTTAATTAAAATAGGTGTAAGTATTATCTTATTCATTATTAATTTAATAGCAATAAAATATAGTTAAATATTTATTAATATTTAAAAATTGAAATCATACATTATTTTTATAAATAAAAAAATTAATGGATACATTCGATGTAACAATCAGTTTCTTATATTTTTTATTGGCACTATTCCAAATATGGGTATATAGTACCAAATATAGATGAAAATTCACAAGCTTTTATTTATTTTTTTAACATTCTTAATGTAAAAAATTGAAAAAATAAATATACTAAGTCATTATTAATGTTGGTAATTAACACACTAACTACTTTTACTCCAAAAAAAGGAGAATTTCAAGATGGTAAGAAACATAGTTTCTTTTTTCCAAAGAAAAAACGAAATTTAGTATATATTCGTTCTAATGGTAGTAGAAAATATAAACGAAATTATAGAACAAACAGGTTTAATAATATAAAATCAAAAACATCTCGCAGGAAAAATCTAGATATATATAATTTGGTAAATCAAGATAGTACTGATAATTGTATTTACTGTAAGAATAGTATCGATATTGGAAATAAATATAGAAAACATATGTCACTCTACGATTGTCTTAAATTATCTGAACAAAAAAAAATTCGTACAATTATTCGTAAAAGCAGACGTGTACGATTTTCTGAAGGAACAAAAGGTTCTTCAGAAAATACTAGTAATTCTCAATACGATTTCTTCATTGCTGAATCTTTAGGATTAGCATATGCCCCTCGAAAAGGAGCAGTTACAGATAAAGAAATAATTAAAATGAAAAGAAAAAAAGAGAAAGACCGTGTTTTTGGTCGTAGAACATCTGTACCTACACTACCAAGTGCAACATTTGAGAATGCTTGGATTAGAATCAGCTCACAAAACCAAGAAAATGTAATTAAATTACTAAATGATTTGGTTATACGTTTTAATTATAAAAAAACACATGTTGAATTGAATAAACAAATAAAGGTACCTGTCCTCCTTCAAGGAGGAGGATATAATATATGTTTGAATAATTCATGTGTTGACTTTATAGATAGACTTAGTTACTTTGTTGCTGGAAAACTTTAAGTCCATATAAAACCACATCTAGTATTTTATTTAACAAGAATATCATCAATAAGGTCATCAATATATTCTACAATAATAACTTTAAAGTTTTTATCCATTAATTTTGGGTAATCTTTTTTAATTTTTTCTACATCTTTTTCATTTTCTTTAGGAACATAAACTGTTTTAACTCCAGCTTTTTTAGAACCATTTAGTTTAAATTCTAATCCTCCAATCTTAGTAATTCTTCCAGTAAGTTCAATTTCACCAGTCATACCAACTGTATTAAAAATAGGTCTTCCTAATATTAAACTAATAAATGCACTAGTAAAAGCACCTCCTGCACTTGGTCCATCTTTAGGAGTAGATGTTGAAGGAGTATGTACATGAAAACCATACTTAAAGTTTTTAGTAAGATATTCATTAATATTTTTTATACCATATTTCTTTTTATTTTTGTCTAAATAATTTAGAGCAGTAGTTAAACTACATGCAACTGATTCTTTCATAACATCGCCTTGGTTACCAGTTAATTTAATTTCATGACTATTAACACCACCACTAAAATTTTTAAAGATTTGAATAGGAATAATACCTCCCATACCAGATGTGGTTGCATATAATCCATTAATGATTCCAACTGAATTTTTTGGATGAATTTTAGTATCATCGTCGTGAGGTTCTTTAAGAATATCTGTAACCATTTTTTTATTAATTGTTATTTTTTTAATATTTTTTTTAAACATCTTTTCTTTTTTAAGTCTACATATATTAATACTCATGCATATTTTCTCAATTAGTCTCTTAATTCCTCTAACACCTGCTTCATTTGTATATTTTTCGATAATGTATTCTAATATTTTAGGTTCACATTTTAAAAGTGATGGAGGTAGACCTATATCTTTAACAATTTCCGGGATAATATGTTTATCACAAATTTCAAGTTTATCCTTAGTATTATAAGGTTTAATTTTAATTTCAGTTATACGATCTAAAAGAATAGGATCAATTAGAGAACTATCATTATAACTAAAAATCATTATAACTTTATCAAGAGGAAAATCGATACCTTGGAAAAACCTATCTTGAAAACTTTTATTCATATTTGGGTCAGTAAGATGAATTAATATACTGCTAATTTCATTAGTATTACCGTGTTTACTACAAGCTTTATCTAATTCATCGAAATATAAAATACATCTAGATTTACCCATGTCAACCATTTTTTTAACAATCAAACCTGGTTGAGAACCACTGTAAGTATAACCATGACCATGTAATATTTCACCATCATTTTGTCCACCTAATGTTATTTCAGCAAAAGGTATATCTAAAGCTTTACTAATACTTTTAGCTAATAGTGTTTTTCCTACACCAGGAGGACCAACCATTCCAAATGCAGTTCCCATACTTTTAGGATTACTAATCCATTTGCCTATAATTTGTTGTAATAATTTTTTAGGTTCTTCGTGTCCATATGATAATACTTTTAATTTATTTTCTATTTCTTCAAGATATGCTTTTGACTTTTTAGTATCTTTCTTTAAATTTTCGAACATAATAGAATCATTATCAGATGACCATGGAAAGTTAATAACAGTTTTAACATAAGTAATTTGTTTAAAATAATCATTATTCATAGATTTCATTTCTTCTATCTTCTCAAGAGCCAATGATTTAACAGTTTCAGGAATATTTTTATTTAGCATTAATTGTTTTTTGTAATCCACATTATCTAATGATAAACTTTTTAAATTCTCTATTTCTTTTTCTAAATTATTTTCAGAATTTTGTAATTTAGATTGAACATAATAAGTTAAATTAGAAAGAATAAAATTATATAACATTCCATTAAAAGTCTTTTTTTCTTTGATAAGTCCTATTAAAGCTACCGCTATATCATTACTTTCATCGTCCATTATAAGATGTAGTTGAATCATTTTAAAAATATGTTCAATAGAAGATTCTTTAGAAACAAATTCTTTCATAATATTTATAAAAGAGGTGTTTATCAGTTCTAAATACCTAAAATATGTAAGATTAAAGTACTCACCATAATCTTTAGTATCATAACAATACAAATTTGCTAGACTATCATGTCTGATATATGTTTTAAAAAATTTTAAATCTAACTCTGTAAATTCGTTTTCTATAAATTGAATTGCTTTTGTTTTTTTATTGTATAAATATGGATAATTAATTTGACAGGTTTTAATATAAATAGATAGAGGATCTGTTTTAAAATATAAAGAAATTTTATAAACATTATTTTTAAATTTAAAATGAAGTATACGTTCTTTTTGTAAATGATCTAATTCTGAAAAGTCATCTGGTGTTTCCCATTTAAAACTTTCTATTTTTTTTTTTGATTTATTAAATGATAATACAGTTACAATATTTTTTATTTCATCAATTATTTCTAATGTTTTTTCACTTAGACCATTTTTGTAATCATCTCCAAAATTTACACTAAGAATATTGTCAATAGAATCACATCCAAATTTATTAATAATTGATTTAATTTTTTCAAATGAATATTTTAAAGGAACGTTTAATATTAAAGATTTGCCATGATTCTCATAATTATTATCAAAGTCAAACATGAAATCAATAAGATCAACATCATTGTCTACTACACCTTCCATAATTGACATAACATTATTAGTATTAATAGTATCATCTAATTCACTTATATAGTTGTTATATTTAGTATTAAGAGTCTTATTAATTTCAAATATATCATTTAATAAATTTATTTTACCCTTGTCTTTTATAAAAAAATCTTTGTATAAAACATTAATATGTTTTTCAAAATTAGCAATTAATTCTGTGATTTTTTTATATTTAGACTGTAATTTAAAGATTTTAAATTTATTTAATTTGTTGTCAAAATTCATATATATATATTTATAAGAAAAAAAACTAAATTAAACACTTTATTAATTTTAAATAGTTTTTCTTATTTATACTAATGTCTTACAAATTAATTGGGATTAAATTGAAAAAATCTATTAATTTTACTCAAGGATTAATTTTTTATAAAAATTTTATATATGAAAGCAGTGGTCTTTATAATAAATCTAAAATATTAAAAACAAATTTAGATGGGGATGTAATTAAAGAATATAAATTAAATGATAATTTATTTGCAGAAGGGTTAACCATATTTAATAAAAAAATATATTTACTAACTTATAAATCTAAATTATGTTTAATATTTGATTTAGAATTAAATTTATTAGATCAAAAATATTTTGAAACTACTTCAGGAGAAGGATGGGGTATAACACATGATAATATTAATTTAATTGTATCCGATGGTACAAATTATTTACATTATTTTGATCCCTTTACTTTTAAATTAAAACTTAAGATTGAAGTGAGTCTAAAAGGTAATCCAATTAATAAAATAAATGATATTGTATTTGTTAATGAAATAATATATGGGAATATATTTTTAACAAATAAAATATTAAAGTTTAATCCTAAGACTAATACAGTAATAATAATAGACCTTGTTGATATTAAAAAAAAATTTATAACAAACACTGATATAGATGAATGTATGAATGGTATAGCATATTTTAATAGTTCTTTTTATATAACTGGAAAATTTTGGAATAAATTTTTTCAAATTATTTTATAAATATTCGCAAATAGTTTGAAAATTTAATAAAATATTTAAATAAAAAAAATGAAAATGTGTTTGATTTAAAAAGTAAATCTATAATAATTGTATATATGCCTGTTAGTAAATCCAAATCTGTAAAAAAGACCGCTTCTAAAGCAAAAAAACCTGTTTCTAAAAAAGTTGCTTCTAAAAAAGTTGCTTCTAAAAAAGTTGCATCTAAAGCTGTTTCTAAAGCTGCTTCCAAATCTAAAGCTGTTTCTAAATCAGCAGCAAGTAAAGCAACTAAAGTTACCAAAGTAGCAGCTAAACCAGTTGCCAAAGTAGTTAAATCTGTTCGTAGTTTCAAAGTAAGACTTCCTGGCTCTGAATCTTTTGAAGGTCGCTTCACTGGTCTTACACCATACCAAGCAGCCAACAAAGCTCTATCTAGCTACTACCGTGCTAACCCTAAATCTAAAGTTTCAAAAATTACTTTCACTATCAAAGAATCTACTCGTGGAAGTAAACGCAACGAATACACTTACAACGGTAAACGTGAAAAACTTTCTACCCCTGTCGAATACCCAATCAAGAGTGCCGATGGAACAATAAGAACTATCAGAAAAGCCTTCAAAAACCGTCTTACTAAAATCAAGAAAGCTGAACTTGCCAAACTTCTCTCTGCAAGTGCATAAATTTATTAATTTATTAATTTATTAATTTATTAATTTATTAATTTATTATCAATTTAGTAATATAAATATTTTAAAATTAAAATAGTTATATTAAATATTTTACATCATAGCTTGATGAGCTGCAAACATAGCAGCAGTCATAAGTAATGTTAATTTAGGGTCTTGAGCACCTCCACCTTGGTAGATAAGAACGTAGACGAGAGCCCATTGAACCATTTCATTTTTGGTAAGTTCAGTAAAGGCAGCAGGAGCAGCAGGGAAACCACCGTAAGCACCAACAGCAGTTGCAGTAGCCAAAACAAGTTGGTCAACTGTATATTTCATATATAATACATTAGAATTTATTTTTTTTATATATTTATTCATGATATATCATTTCACAATAATTATTTATTTTTTTAATATATTTTTTATATTCTTTATTTTCAGATACTTCTATTATACATTTTTCCATAAATTGAATAATATTATCTTTCTTTTCATCTGATAAATCAAAATCTATAATATTATCTTTTAAATATTTGATAAGGTAACTAAATTCTTCTTGATAATTTTTTCTTTTTATAAAATCATAATTATTAATAAGGTTATCTAATTCAATACTAGTAATATTATTAATTTCTAATGCTTCTTTGATATTGTCCACAAACATATTTTCATCTTCTTCTAAATCATTATTTAGTAGAATTGTATTCATAATTTCTTGTAGTTTAATTTTCCTATTTTTTATCATTTCATCTTTAATTTCTTGATCTATTTCCGTTTCATTAACATTTCCTTGATTTTCTTTAATAATATGATTAGTTTCTATTATCTTATCTAAATCATCTAATTCTAATATTTTTATATTCTGTAATATATTAAAGTTTTCTTTTAACATAGCTTCTTTTCTCTCTCTTTCTATTGAGATATTATTATTAATTATATTAATTTTACTTTCAATCATAATTGTCGCTAAATATTTTTTTTCATTTAATTTAAAAGATTTTAAATCTTCATGATAATTTTCTAAAGATTGAGCCATATGTTTATCTACAAAATCATAATTTATCTTATTCTCTAAGGTATAATCTATTTTTGAATTATTGCTTTCATTTGTTATAGAAACTATTATTATATTTTCAGTAGTTAATTTAAAAGTTATAGATATAACTGGATTTATAGTTTTTGAATCAATAACATATTCTATCATACCAACCATCATATTATCCTTAGCTATTTTTCTTTCGCCTTGGTATATTTTAATATTAATCATTTCTAAACTACTATCGTCAATAGAATATCTTTGAGTCATCTTAGCAGGTAAAGGTGTATTTTTAGGAATAATAATAGAAAAATTACCATTCGTTAATTCTACACCTAATGATAATGGGTTTACATCAACTAAAGTAATATCTTGTGATGTATCCAAAATATTATTAAGAGTAGCTAGGTAATAACAACATCCTTTAGATACACAGTAATTAAGATCAGGATTTGGAATGATAATATTTCCAAATCCTCTTATTATTAATTCTTTAATAAATTTCATATTAGAACCTCCTCCAACCATAATAACCTTTTTAATATTATGTTTGGATTTAATAAGATTAAACATTTCTTCATATTTTATTATTATATCTAAAATAATTCTATCAAATGTACGGTCATCAATAGTAAGGTTATCATCATTATACTTGCCTAATACATTTATTCTTCTTTTAATTAATTCAATTGTTTGATGAGTATATTTTTTTTTTATTTTTTTTCTGATATATCTATCTATTAATTTATTAATGTTAAAACCACCAATATCGTTTAATCCATAACTATCAATTACTTCAAAAAAACCTTCATCTATTTCCAAAACAGAAAAATCAGTAGTTCCTCCACCTATATCAATCACTAATATTAATTCATCAGCTATTGTATTTTCTAAACCAAAAGATAAAGCTGCTGCAGTAGGCTCATTAATTAATCTATTTATTTTAAATCCGGCTGATTTGAAACTAGCTTTAATTATTTTTCTCTGAGTGTCATTGAAATTAGAAGGAACACTTGCTATTAATTCAATAACCTCGCTTTTACCTAATTTAACTTCTATTACATTTTTTAAAAAGCTAAAAAAAATAATTAAAATTTGGTTAATATTCATTTCATTATACATAAATTCATCTTCAAATATTTTAGTTTTGAATTCTCTAAGAATATTTTTTGTATCAATATTAATTCCACATTTAATTTTTTTATTAAATGAAATAACAGAAGGTATTACACTCATATTATTGTATTTTAATACCTTTACTTTTCCTTTATCTAAATAAGAAATACAGGTATTGCTAGTACCAAAATCGATACCTACAAAATGTTTCATATTAATATATGAAATATTTAATATTAAAATCAAACTATTTTATTTTTAATATTATTTTTTAAATTGAATGTTAACATAGTTAAATTTAATTACTTGGTAACTTTAAATATTACTGGTTTATTTTCTAATAAATATTTATCGATGAATTTACAAATATCCTCCTTTTGTATTTTTAAAAGACATTCTATTATATTCTTCTTCTTATTAAAATTAAATGTTTGATTTAGAATTTCTCCATAATAATCTTCAAGTAATTCACTAGTATTTTTATAATCTTCTTTTAATCTAATAATAAGATTATTAACATATGGTTCTATTTCTAATTTTTCTAAATAAGGTTTCATTTCTTTAATAAATTGTTTCATTTCATTATCTAATTTATTTGAATTTTTTTCAGTTTGGACTTTTAAACTTAATAAATATATATTATTATCTTTTGCATTAATCTTATTTGAATTAAAACTTACCATATAACCATATTGCTTAACAGTTCTAAATTCATTAAAGAATTTACTTCCAAAAATATTTGTTATTAATGCAAGAATACAGTTTTTATTATCTTCATATGTACCTATATTATAATTATGACTATAACACGTTTGATTTATATTTTTAGAAATAATATGATTAAAATCTTTTATAACTATATCTTCTTTGAATCTTTCCACTACTACTTTATTCTTGTATTTTTTTTCGAGTATATCTAAGTCTAACATTTTAAAATTTCCTACAATATAAACTGTTTTTTCTAAAAGATCTAAATCTAAATTATGTATTTTTTTAACTTCCTTTATACCATCTAGGATGTTATTTAATGAAAACATATTATTATAAAAACTATTATGAACCAAGTAACCCATTAAATTCCAAGGAGTATCTGTTGTTTTAGAAAGGTAACTGTCAATTAAATTTTTTTTAACTTTATAAAAAATTATCATATCATCCTTATCCTCTTTAATTATTTTGTCTAATTCTGATAAAATTTTAAATGTTACGTTATTAAAACAAGAAAGGTTGATTACAATAGCACCTGAAAATAAATCTAATGTTAGGTAAATACTACTACCTATTTTATTAAATTTTTCTAATTTTATTTCTATAATACTATTCATATATTCAATAAACATTTTTATATTACAAAAATCTTCAATACTATTTAACAATGATTTATCTAATTTATGAAAAAGTTTAAGATATACTACTGGTTCTTTAAATTGATGATTTGTTATGTAATATATATTATTTTTTTTAATTGGTTGATACATATTTTTAACTTTATTTAATTTAGGTTCTTTAATATTCATAATATCTAAATCAAACTTAATATCTTTAATAGAAATAGTACTATCGACAATATTATTATAATCATAAGCTTGATGTTTCATCATATAATATTTATCAAAGGATTTCATTTTTCCCAAATTTTTTTTATGATATATTACAATTTTATGATTAACAAATAATTCTAAATTCTTTTTAATATCTAATATTATTTCTGATGTTGGTGCAAAAATTAATTTATCTGCTGAATAAAAATATTTTTCAGGAAAATGATGTAAATTAGAAGATAAATCATTTGTAATATCAATTGCGTTCACATTTTCACCATTATCAAACATTATTTGTGCTATTTCTTTGAAATTTTCTATATACTTTTCAAGTTTACTTGATTTTAGTAAAAACATAATATATTGTTCAAGGTACTTTATTATTTTTGAAATGGTTTTATTTTCTTTATCAAACATTTCAAAATATATTAACATTATACCTTCATCTAATTCATATCCATATATTTCTGAAACTAACCTTTTTCTAATTAAAGTCTGTTTTAAAGAAGATGTTGAATTTGAATTAAATAATTCTCTAACTATCATGTGAGACAATGTTTTAAAAGTATTTTTTGGATAATCTATTTCATAGTAAACTAACATTTTATAACTATCATCAGTAGATTCTAAATGGTAAATTTCATTAGTTTTATTAAATAACGGTTTTTCAATACTAAAAGGGAAAGGTGTAGATTTTTTATTTTCAATAGATTCAAAAGACTTTAATAATTTTTTTTGTTCTTTAAAAGATAAATTAGAATGAATACATATGGTAATATTTTCAGAAACATAATATTTATTGTAAAGTTCCAACATATCTTTTCTAACATCTTTATTAAAAGATTTTAAATTACCAGTGTAAAATTTATTTAAAATACTATCTTTTTTTGATTTACTATTCATAAAGTGTCTTAATCTAAATATATATGATTCTAGATTTTTGGAATGTTCTGAATTGATAGCGTTTATTTCTCTACCTACAGAAGATTTATCAAATAATGGACTTTTAAAAAATTCACTAAAACAATCGCAAGCTATTTCAATACCTTCATTATTACATTGAAAAAAATAGACAGTTTCAAAAGTAGCGGTATATGCATTACTATAACCACCGTATTTTTTTACATGACTATCAAAGAAATCTTCATCAGGATATTTCTTATTACCCATAAATAACATGTGTTCTAAAAAATGTGCTAATCCCATATTTCTTTTTGGATCCATAGCACTCCCTATATTAACATTAACACATACTTGTGTTTTATCTAAGGATTTGTTATTAATTAATACATATTTTATATTATTAGACATTTTTCCTAATTTAAATTTACGGGTTTCATTTTTTGGTATTATCATTATTACTATTTAGAATATAATTAACACTAAAATATTTAATTAAAACCTTACTTAAATAATAAAAAATAATATTAATTAATGAAATATTTAGAAAAACTAATTTCACAGATGTATTTATTTGATTTTATGAAATCAGATAATTACCACAATATTCCAATTAGTGAAAGGTTAATCTATCATAAAAAATTACAAAAACTTTTTAAAATGGAGGATAAATTTATAAATCATAAATTAAAACTATTTGCAAAAAAATATAATTCTAATTTAGAACTTAGTAGATATATAGATGAAGGTTATAAAATAACTTTTATATTCGAAGACTATAGGTATTGTATAAATCAATCAACGGAACTTTTTTACTTACTACAAATATTACAACAAAGAAATTATACTAATCTAATTAAAATATTGGATTTAGAAATAAATATTAATACAAATAAATTTTTTTATGTGATTAGAAATCATAATCCAATTATAGATCCGTCATTTATCAAGAATAATATTCTGGTAACTTTTATTTCAAATCTAGTTCAAGCACTTTATGACTTGGAAAAATTAGGTTATTACCATATGGATGTATCTTTAGATAATATTGTATATCAGGTAGATGAAAATTTTAATTTTATAATAACGGATTTTGATATGATATCAAGTAATTCAAAAGCATATAATCATAATATCAGAAAATCAATAAACAGTTAATTAAATAAAAAAAATTGAAATTATTATTAATAGTATGGTCCAATAATTTAAATTATTTATCCCGCCTAAATAAATAATTTAAGGTTTCCCCAAATGGGGTTAAGGGTGCAGATATTAATCTGCTGATAGTGTTTAGATTAAAACTAGTATTAAGAGCGATACAGTTTGTTTTCATAAAATGATAATTAAAAATCATAGAGATTAGCTTGCACAATGTAAGTTAAATATACAGTCTAGGGTTACTCTGGTGTTTTAGAAGATACAAAAATGTTTTCTAGAAGACATTTTTAGAAAAAATGCTTGTGTTGATAAAACATCGGACTTTGAAAAAAAAAAATAAAAAAAATAATAAACGGTATCCCAAACGGGGAGGTAGTTAGTTATCTCGTGGTGCCCCACAAGCTATTTATAGCCTATTAACAAAATCTAGTGATATCGTATTACCTAACTAGATTCAAAACCATGGAAATACAAAAAACAAAATTTTATTTAAAATTCTGTTTTTTGCATTTTTTTTTATCTAAATATCATATATATGGAAATATTAACAGGAGGATTTATACATTTTAAATATGACCTTCAATTTCCAATTGAAGGTCCTCGTTCTAAGGTTTTAAGTAACCTATATGATAAATTTAAGGATATACAAGATGATGGAAATATTATTTTAAATAATGAACTTAAAAATATATTTGTAAAGAGTCTAGAATATATAAATTTATTCTTAGAAGAAAGCGAGATTAAAGAATATTTAAATTTATTTTATAATAAACAATCTAATGAAAAATTAAAACAAAATAAAAAAACTTTTAATTTTATAAAAGAATTTAATATTCTAAATGATGATGATGCTAATTTTTTTTTAGAACTAAAAGAAATATTAGCTAAGGAAAATATTACAGTTACTATCTATATAAATAAAATTACTAATAAGTCTGAAGAGTTTTATTCCGATTTGATGAAAAAAAATTTAAAAGAACTAGGAAAAAAAAATAAAAAAAATAAACAATATTTAAGTAATATAATTAGAATAATAAAAAATATCCGAGAATCTATTAATTTATATTATTTTAGTGAAGGAATCAAAAGTAATAATAAAAAACAAGACTTATTAAAAATATGTGAAGAATTTATATCAAAAAGTGATTATACAGAAGTAAGATTTTATGATGAATTTTTTAAAGATATGAATCCATCTATTATACAAAAAATTAAAGATAAGAAAAAAGATTTATTTATTAAAATATTAGGAGCTATAAATTTAATAGCACCAACTACAGATAATTTTTTTAGTTTAAGAAATAATTCGTTTAATTTTTTTCCTGAAAGTGACGATTATACTACTATTATTTTAAGAGAAATTCCACATAATAATATTTTAGAGGAAATTTATAGAAATGGCAATTCATCTGATAAATGTTTATTATTTACAATTAAAACTGATTTTAAAATAGTTGTAACAATTGATGATAAAACACCACCTAAAAAATTTGTTTTTAATGACATAATTTTACAAGAAAGTTTACCTCATGAATTTAAGTTATGTAATACATGTAATATATCTGGTAATAAAAAAAAATATTATAATATGTTATCTAGAAGATATATAGATAGTGATGTAACAGAAGAATATTTAATGCCTCACACTAAAAATATATTAAATATATTTTATGACACCATAAACCTAACTACATTAGATATAAATATAAGTTATAAAGAAAATATAATAAAATCTCATATTATGGGTGGAAATTATGCTTATATTTCTTATTTATTATCTGATACTAAATTATTATCTGATACTAAAAATAAAGCTAAAACAAGTTCAGTATCGTTTGAATATTATAAAAAAAATCAGTATTTCAAAGAATTAAATAAAAGTTTTGAAAAAATTATTAATAATGTAAACAAAATAGTTTCTAATGAACCATCTTCAATGAATTATATTGAAAAAATAAACCATACCTATAATCAATTTATTAATTTATTTGAAGATAATTCATTTAAGGGAATAGAAGATAAGCATAAATTCATAATAGAATATTTTAATTATCAATTTGATAAAATAAAAGATAGTGAATTAAAATATAAGGTTTTAATTATGTTAGAAAAAGTTAGTAAATCGATAACAGGTTGGAATTTGAACTATGCTACAACTAACACTGCTACACCTAGTTCAATATATTTTCATAATTTTAACAAAATTTCTAGAGAATATACTTACCATCATTCTAATTTAAAAAATAATGATTTAGATAATTTAGTTAAAATAATAAAAAGTATTAATACTAAAATAAGTGAACCAATAGAAAATGTATCTATAGAATTATTAATAGGGACTATATTTTGGTGTTTGTATATAAATCAAATTAGATTATATGAAAATAGTGCAATTATGTATTTACTAAACCAATATTTCTTTGATTTGGCAACCGATCCTAAAAATATATTTTATATGAAAAAATTTTTATTTAAAACAATTGGCTTTGAAATTGAAACAATAACGAAAAATGAATTATTAACACATGAAAAACATGATAGCCCATACAATAATTCTTTTAAATATTATAACTATCATACAAACTTACTTTCATCATTTGAAATACCTGACGAGGGAGAAATCTACCATGGAGATAAACGAATACCAGATTGTGGAGAAATTACAACATTAACATTATTATCTTTATTTTGCTTTGATTTTCAATCCAACACTTTCAAAACAGAATTATTACCAGATAGTACTGATGAATTTTACAAAGATTTTTTTAAAAAGAATAATAATTTTTCAAGTATTTATACAAAAGGAATTAATTCCGAAAGAGAAAAAATACAGAAATCTTTTTGGAAGAAAAAAGATATAAACTATTTTAAAAGTTCTAATTTAAATGGACCAAAAGACATTGAAATAATACCATTAATTGAAAATATATTTAATTTAATAATTATTCATATATTCAAAATTGATGATAGATTAGTTGAAATTAATTATAATAATTTTAAGGATGTGATTACAAATAAACTATCGAACTTAATTAAGATTTTAAATACTATTCGAGATACAAATAGATTACCTATTTTAAAATATGAACTAAGTATCACCAGCATGTATAGTTCAAAACTTGTTTTCCCTGAATTATCTATAGAGTTTGATTTTACTTATGGGCATGGTAGTTATGAACTAAATGTACCAATAAAAAAAATAAATAATATTGATGCTAGTTTAAATGGAATAGATAAAAGATTAATAAATCTTCCATTAAATGAAAAAAATAAATATAATAGTTTGTACTTTTTTTTTACTAACATAAATAAATGTAATTTAAGCTTTCACGAATTATTTAATATTGATAATAAAATACTTTTTTCAGATAAAAAAATTTTTGATATAATTAAAAATTTAAGAATTTATGAAGATATATATATAATTAATCATAAAGATTTTAATACTCATTTAAATCCTAAAAAATTATCAAAAAATAATAATACGACTAATTTATACCAATTTTTAACAGCAAATAATAGAAAATTATTAACTAAAGAAGTATTATCTTCTGCAGGATACGAGTATTATAATCATTTTATAAATTTAGTTAGCAGATACTATAGTTTGGACAGGATTACTAATGATAATACTAATACTAAAATGACACAATTTAAACAACTTTTAAAATTTTTAAAAAATGAATGTTTCTTTAATATAACTACTTTGATAAAAATATTTCAATTTAATGAGAAAATGTATCTAAAAAAAGTAGAACATGTAATATCAAGTTTTGATTTGATATTTTATGCTAATAAATTAGAAACATTTAATCTAAAAATTGATGATAATATAAGAGTTAATAATGACGATAGAAATATAATCACAATTAGCATAAATAATGAAGATTATAGAATATACAAAAATTTTATAAAACCTAATATTTATATTGAAATTAATAGTAAATTACATATGATAAAAAATGTATCTCAAGGTCCTGTAACAACAAGTATTGATATTTTATATTATGGTGGTACTAAATTTGGTACTATTACAATAGGACATTTTAATTTATTTAATTATATTAGAAATAGTTATTTTGTATTAAAAAATGATAGGACCTTTTTATTTTATATAATGGGCGATAATTTTGTACCATCTTTTAAAAAAACCCTAAAAAAAAATAATACATATATTAAACAAATAATTGATTTTATTGATAAATCTATAAATAAATTACCTAAATTCACAAAAAAAAATATCAATGATTTATCCCGAATAATTTTTGATTTGAGTTACTTTTTATATGACACTAAGATATACCAAAGTTATTTTAAAAAATTAGTAGCAGAATTTCGACTTTATTTTATTAGAATTATAAATAAAAATAATATAAATTTTTTTACAGATAATAATATTAACATTGTAAAATTTGTATTAAATTTAGGGTTTTTTCTTTTTCAAACAAAAAACGAGTTAATTTATCATATGGAAATACCTGAAATGAATAATAATTTGGAAAAATATAGAACAATTCATTATAAAGAAATAATTGATTTTAAAAAATTTAAAAAGAAGGACATTAAAAATGATTTTACATTTTTTTTAGGTAATTTTCCAAAGGAAATTATCAATTTAGGTTATAATTCTTACAATATCCCACGTCTATTTAAAAATATAATGGAAGGATATGCTTCTGATAATATTAACAGTAAAATTAATGAACTTATAAATAAAAGTGTGAATAAATTTATTAGTAATAATAACTATATTAGAAAATATATTAGGGGTTATTTAATATTATTAGTATATATTACTAGATATATAGCCGAAAAAAATGTTGAAGTTGATGAATCAGTTAAAAATAATCTTATTACTATGATAGTTTCTCTAGTTGGTTGTTTTACAGAAAAAAATTACGAAAAAATCATTAACGACAACTTTTTAAATAAAATTTCATCTATATTAAAAAAACTAGTTATATATATAAAACAAATCTTATTAACTACACATAAAGGCTGGTTAATTCTTAACAAGATGAAAGACAAATTTAATTATAATAACTTATCGGTATTTTTATTACTATTTACGGATAGAGAGGTTTTTTATAAGCGTACTCAATTTTTACCTATTGATTGGGAAAAATTAACAAATTCAATAAATAAACACGATAAATTTAACAAATCTACAGCAAGTAAAAAAATTAGAGAAGTTTTTGATGAGTTTAAAAAAAGAAATTATCAAATAGGTAATAGATATAAGAATAAATATATTAAATATAAGAAAAAGTATTTGAAATTGAAGGATAATTTAAAAAATTAAGCTACATATTTATCACATTTAATATTTTACTTAAAGTTAAAGATAAAACTATGTCCTTCTTTTATGATATTACTATTATATGATTTTAAAAACTCTTTAATATCTGTTTCACTATGATTCATATTATTAAAAATTCCTAATTTATTTAAGACTTGTATTTCAATCATAGCCATATCGATATGTTTAGAAGGTAAAACAGTTGAACCAAAATAGATAGGATTTGAATTATTGATATTATTAACCATGTTTTCCATAGATTGATTTAATCTACCAGGTACACAATGTAGTACATAACTTAACCCTACTGATTCAATACCATCTAAATTTATCATGTTATTTTCTTCAAAAATATTATGATTCAACGCAGTAATCTTTTTAGAATTATCTTTTAGATTTATCAAGGATTCTGTCAATACATTCCTATTGATATCCATAATTACTAGATTATCAAATTGAAAATCTTTTAAGAAATATCCAGTACCTGGACCAATTTCAAGATGATTCTTAGTAATGTTTTCTTGATATAATTTTTTTATATTTTGTTGGTCACATTTCCAAACATACTTACAATTAATATTATTAACCAGATAATCATAATTATTTAAAATAATTTTACTAATTTTTTTATCATATATTTACATTTATATTTTTAAAATAATCAACATACAAATCTCGTTTAGTAATACTATTCATACATTCTATACTACAACAACTATCTAAAGAATCATAACAAGTTCGACACATAGAAGTATGTTTATTACAAACGGTATTCATACAATTTATCATCGTATCACATGAGATGTTACAATGATAACATTTTGATATGTTTTTTGGATTAATAGTATTAACATCAATTCCAATCCTATTATCAAAGACGTAACATTTTCCATCAAAATTTTCTCCATTCTCTTCAATACTATACCTAACTATCCCTCCTTCTAACTGATAAACATCTTTAAATCCATGATTTAATAGAAAGGTAGATGCTTTTTCACACTTAATACCACCTGTACAGTATGTCAGTATTTTTTTATTTTTATTTTCGTTATTTGTAAAAAAACCATGAGTATTAGTAATTTTAGGAATATCATACATATTATCTACATCAAAAGTTACCGCATTTTTAAACTTTCCCAACTTGTGTTCCATTCTAGACCTAAAATCCACCACAATAGTATCTTCTTGATTCATCATTGTTTTAAATTCATTTGGTTTTAGATGGACTCCAGTACTAATAGTAGGATCTACCTTGCATCCCATTTTAATAATATCATTCTTAACTTTAACAGATAATTTATCAAAAGTATGTCCTGGAACTTTTGTTTCCTTAAAATCAATTTTTGTAATATTCATCAATAGTTTTAGCCATTTTTTAAAATCATTACAATCTTTTTCAGGTCCAGATATAGTCCCATTGATTCCTTCATGAGCAATTATTATTCTACCCTTGATATCTAAATCCTGACAGAATTCGTTGTGTCTTATCATAATATCAGTAGGGTCTTCTATTTTCATATATTTATAATATAATAAAACGTTAAAATTATTCATTATATTATCAAGGTAATTTTTTTTTAGGTCGATACAAAATTATTTTAGTTGATTTAAAAATTCTTTTATAATTAACCATTTATGATAAAAATTAGTATTTACGGACAAAACTATACCAATATTTTTTTCTGGAATCATATGAAAATGCGTGGTAGTATGAAAATAAGATCCACCATGATATATGTGTTTTCTTTTATTGATAAACCAACCATATCCATAATCATCAAACGTTTTTTTAGTTAGATATTTAATTGTAGATTTTTTTAAAAAACTCTTTTTTTTATTTAGTGTTTTCAAATATAATTGACAATATTTAGCACAATCTATAATCGACATCCATGTTTCACCAGAAGGAGATTCAATCAAAGGATTTATAAATTGGTTCTTTTTTAATGGTGTAAGTTTATTTTTTAATTTTTTATCCCACCATACTGAATAATGACCATTAACAAAATTATCTCCATAAAATAATTTCTCAAAATTAGCATCAATATCAAGAGGCTTCATTATTTCATTATTAATAATATCAGCATAATGTTTCCCTGTTAGTTTTTCTATTATTGCACCAAGTATTCCATAACCCCAATTAGAATATTCAAATTTGCTACCTGGTTTGTATAATGGTTTCATTTTTAAAACAATATTTGTTAGTTGTTTTCTTGATTCCATACCATCTAAATTTTCTAATTTATTTTCTATTTTAGAATATTTTTTTAAATTACTGGTAAATTCCACATTATCATTTGGACTATCTATTCCACTATTATGCATTACTAATTGTTTTACTGTAACTTCTTTCAGTTCAGGATGAATATTTTTAGACCAAATTTGTTTCAAAGTCATATTCCATATATTAGGTATTTCTTTTTTTTCAATTAAAGATGCAATAGCAGCACAAATCATTGATTTACTACAAGATGCAATTAAAAACTTATCAGTTAATTTTAATTTTTTTTTAGTTTTTAAATTAGAATAACCAGAAACAAAAGTATGTATAATTTTATTTGAATCAAATATAGCAACAGCTATTCCAGGTATATTCCATTCATTCTTAATTTTATTTTTTAAAAACTTATCAAAATTTTTAAATTTATTATTCATATTAAATAAGATTATAAATAATTTTATTAGTTTTTAGTATCAAACTAAATATCAGTTTATGTAATATACCATCCACCTGGAACACCTTCATAAATATATGAATATTTAACTTTGTCTCCATTAACTACCTTGTTACCATATTCATCATAATAAGTTATTTTGACAACTTCTGGTTTAAATCTGAAACTATAATTATCTTTAGTTCTTTTTTTTTTATTAGAATACATTTTTGTTTTTTTATTATGTTTGTGTTTTTTTAACATATTACCCATATTGTTAATATATATAGGTATACTTAAATATATATTACTTTTTTTGAGCTAATTTTTTAGTTTCTGTTTTATGACATTTAATGCATAATGTTCTAATATTTTCTAATCCACATTGTCCTCCACCCTCCTTAACAGGTATTATATGATCTGCATCCCATAACCCACCACCATGTTTTTTTTTCCATATTTTTCTTTTTGGTTTAATATTCTCTTCTTTTAGCAATAAGTGATACTCATCTAATTGATTATTATTAAGATATTTCCACAATGTTTTAGCTATTTTTTTTGTATCTTTATTACATATTTGACAAATACCTTTGTCTCTTTTATATGTACAATTTCTTAAATATTTTCCACTTCTTCTGATCATTAACTCGTGAACACATTCAGGACTACACATTGTTCTTCTAGGAGGTTTTACACTACCTTCACACCATCTACATTTCACAAAACCTTCTTCATTTCTTTCCATAAGAGCTTTAGGAACCAGTTTTCCCATATATCTTTTTCTTTCATTCATTATTATATTAATTTACATTTATTTAATTTGTTTATATAAAAATTAAAATACATTATCTAGTTAATATATTTAATGACTGAATTACACTAAATTTATCAAAAGTAATGGCTTAGCTGAATATAATAAATTTTCTCAAAAAGATAAAACTTATCCAAAAATACCAAAAGAATACTGTATTCAAAAATGTATGTAAAACTGTGATTCACGTAGAAAAGAAATAGATATTATTGATAAAATTTTAGATTTGAATATAGATTTTAAATTATTCATATTTAATGCGTTAAAATCTTCTTTTGATCAATTAGATGAAAAAATAGCTAAAGTTTTTTTGATTAATAAATATTTTAAAGAAAATGGGATGTATCATAATTATAGAATTCATTTGAAAGAAGGAAAAGATTCATCTAAATTTAAGTTTTTTATTGGGAGATATTTAAATTATAAAAATGAATACCTATTTTTCCCACTAAACATTTTAGTAAATTATCAATTTTATAATTCAATGCAATGGATTCATGAACTTGCAACAAAAAACATTAGGAATGCGAGAAATATGGGAATTAATAGATTCATATATTAATTAAAATATACTATTAAATTTATAAAGTTAATTTATTTATAATAGATAGAGTGTTATGATTTCTCGATTAACTTTACTAGTATAGTAAAACGCGAAGATTAAATGTTAGATATCTTAATAGGTGTTCTTTAGATAAAATTATACTAAATCAAAAAAAGAATAATAAAAGAAAAATTAGTCTTGTTCCATTTTCAAATGAACAAGAAATGTTGGGTAGTATATCTAAAAAAAATAAAAATGCTCAAATATATGTAAAAAAATATCAAAAAAAAATAAATAAAGAATCAACAGATGAAGATGCTCAAATATATATAAAAAAATATCAAAAAAAAATAAATAAAAAAAATTTTAGAAATAAAACAGAGAGAAAAAAGAAGAAGATGTATAAAAAACCAAAAAAAGTTAATAAATGGTCTACAAATATAGAACAAAAAAAAAGGGATAAAAAAAAATTGAAAAAATTAATACTAATGAGGTTTATTAAAAAATAATTTTACATGTCCTCTCTGACAATAACTGATACTTCTCCAGACAATTGTCCGGTACCCCCGAAGTCTACGGCTTCATGTTCTCGTGTGGGCGAGACAAAAACGACGACTAGTTCTCACGCAGACGAGACTAAAACCACTAGTATATATTTTCCACCTCTATGCTGGAAAATTATAGTTGACTTCCTCCCTATGTGGAGAAGTTTACATAGGAAAAGGTTACGTCAATGTTTTGAAATAACAGAAAAAAAATATAAAGAATATGGTTGGTTCTGGTGTTCAAGAAATTTTATTGGTATAAAGGCATTAAAAGATGGTATCTGGAGTACTAAAATTTTAGATATTCCCAATTTAGTATGTAGGGTTATTTCAAGAGAAAAAAACCAAGTACTCTCAAATCCTTGGACAATACATCGGACTTGGTGTGGACCATTTAAAACCCATATACATTATGAATCTATGAATACTGAAGAAATTCTAGAATATTTGAACAAAGAAAACAAAAGTAAATATAAAATAAGGAACAATGATTACGGAAATTTTACAGACAAATCAAAACCATATCACAAGCAGATATGGAAGATAAATATATCATAAAATTAAAAGTGTAGTAAGAATATGATTAATATTAAATAATTTATTTAAAAAAAATATTTGAAATATAAAAAAAATAAGATTACTAAATTTATTACTTTAAAATTGAATTATTGATTAATTATTAAATAATGATTAATCATTAATGACATCTTGTTTACAAGAACAAATAAAAAAGAAAAAACATATCTTTAAAAAAAACCCACCAAAAACAACGATATCTAAATTAAATTTACATACCAACAATAATAAAGATTGGTCTGGACGAAAAGAACCAAATAGGGCTACTGTATTTAGTTTGGAGAAATCAGATTTCGTAGAAATAATTAATAAGTTAGAATGGGGGTTCAATGATGAGGAAGATGGATGGATATTGTTCGCATATGAATATCATACTCATAATAACTATAATTCTTTATATTATCATAATCAAGTAGCTATATACTTACATGGTAAAGGTGCAAAGCATGGAGACTTGGTATTATCCCCTTCTAGATGGTGGGACAATGTTGATGATATTAGTAATGTATATCGTATTTATACAGTAAAACAAAGTGTCCCTACAATAGAACTTATTGGTTCCGATATTGCCAGGTATTTAAATGAAGATGGATGGGTAGAGGATGAACCAATAATAGGGTTTAGTAGTCACGATATAAAATATAGTTTAGGTCCAAACTACCCAGTAGGGTATTGGGGAGGTGTATCAGATACACAAAACGAGTGTGGGGGTGGAGGAGATGGAACCGGTTGCCGCCAAATATCTTTATACTAATTCAAAAAATCCGGTAGATGTAACCGTAGACGATTTAACTTATGAAGATGGATTTTCAACATTAAATCTCTTGCCAGCAAGGGGTGGCTTGCAATTTCCTGGAGAACCGAAAGATGTAGTAAGACAATTAATCCTGTATCACAAATACGAAAATTATCTTAGAGAAAGACCAGATACTACTCCTGAAGCGACTGATATTATTACACAAATACGAAAGAATGCTGGATTCGAAAAACAACAAATACGCACACGCGATGGAAATTATGTAATGAGTCACCAACCAGAGACTTTATGGAATTATGGATTAAACAATTCTTATCACAGAGAGGGAAGGCTTATATAGATTCACAAAGTGAATATATATAAGGGTAAAACAAAACTTGGGCAACCTATTGGTAGAGTTTTAAGATTAAGAGATATTTACTCTAGTTATGAGAATGGACCTAGACTAAGTGTGTGGGATGAAGTGATTACTATAGATAGGCAGATGGAAGCACTAAAGCATCAACTGGTAGAACTT